TTCCTCCTCCCTGAGTTCGTTCGTAAAGAACAAGGGCCGGCTTTGTTTAACACCTACATAGAAAAACTCCTGAAATGAACAACGAACAACCAACGCCGGAAACGGATGCCGCTTGCTCTATTGCGGCGACGGGTATAAAGCATTCAAACAACTTTAGTGAAACTCAAACCGTTCCTCCCATGAACCTCGCCAACGATAGAAACAGCACATTCAGCATAACAACACCATGAACACGACCACCGAACAAACCGTAAAACAACTCCGGCTAGCAGCCGACATTCTTGAAACCAGGCATCCGTGGGAGCATTCGGATGCCAGCAGTAGATGGGTAAGTGTTACAAACGAAGATGCCCACCCACTCAAAGTGCTAGCAGACGGAAGAAAAATTCGCCTCGCTCTCGCCACGTCTCCAGACAACCGGCCTCTGCATAACCCCGACAACCTCACCGCTGAGCAGGTTGGCGCTGGGTGGCGTCTCTTGCTAGAGGAAGAAGTCGATCACAAAGTCCACCACGGCAGCGAGTTTTATTCCACCTACGGAACAAAAGGTTGGCGGGTCGGTGTGTGGCGCTGGGATAAAACATCTTCCATTCGCCTGCCCCTCTCCATCCCCGGGCCCGATCCCAAGCCAGACCCATACGCTGAGTTGAAGCAGGCACACAAGGAGGGGAAGGTGATTGAGTCTCTAGTGGGCGGATATTGGGTGGAGTGCAGAAACCCGACTTGGGCATACCCTGTTCAAACCTACCGCATCAAACCTGAAACCCCACCCTTCCAACTCCCACCACCGCCTCCCGGTATGCAGTGGCACAGGGAAGATGGATGGACAGCGGATATGCTGCCGCAGGGGTATAGGCCGCTGTGCGTTGGTGAGCATTCCACACATGAGACGCAACAATTCTACAGAGGCTTGTGGAGAAAACTGTCTGACTCGGTTATAGCTGATTCGGTTGAGGATCAACTACGCACCGCCAGCTCACTCGTCTTCACTCACGAAGGCAAAACCTGGACATGGCACAAACCGGATGATCCGATGCCAAACACGAGCGACAAGCAGATAGAAACCTTGTTTGACGATGATAGCAGCGGCGTAGGTGTGGCTGACCGATGGTCTTGGGGTGGTGTATGCACTCCTATCGGCTGGCGCTACGCCGAGCCTGAGACAAAAACGGTCGAGCTTGGGCCGGAGGATGTTTTACCGGGGAGTTGGGTTAAGTTTAAGACAGGAGACTCGGCGTTATTTCAAATCACAGAGATTAGAAGCAACAACGTGGTCGTCGGCAGCGACAAAGTAGTAGAACGAAACTACGAGCAACTAAAAGACCACTGGCTTATCAACCGTTCCCTCCCGCTCACAGGCAAATGGAACCCCGACGCATGGGAACTGTGCCATAAACCTGCACGCTAGCCTCGGTAAAATCCGTTAACCCACAATCGAAACCTCGCCCTCCAGCGGGTCGAAGGAAATGAGCAAACCTTCCTGATGAGAAGCTCCATTCGAGATAACAACAAACAACACATCCACGACAATGAACACAGAACCACAAACCGCAAAAGATATGGTAATCTGCCCGCCAGGCAGAACAGATATGCTAAACGTCGCAATACTGACCGCCCTTGCTATGGGTGCTGCGCGTGGCGGACTCGGCGTTAGCTGCTATGGGCCTCAAATCAAACCCACAGTTCCCTATCAGCCAAAACCCAAAACCTCCCGCCAACCCGGCATCCTCGACCGTATTCAATCCTGCGAATCTCGCGAGGCCGCTTCCCTCATGTGGCACGAGTTCCTCGACCACTCCAACGCCATCTCGCAAAAAACCATCAACAAAGCCAACCGCCTGCTCTCCACTCTTGAATTCCCACAAGCATGAACACCATCTCCCAAATCCTCTCCTGCTCGCCCTCCCACGAAATCGACTCCTTCGACTGGGGCGTGGCGGAACTCTCCAACATCCTCCATCTCGGCACGACTTATGAAAAGGTCGAAGTCGATTTCCTCGAAGGCGAGGTGCGTTTCTACCGTCATTTTGACGAGAAAAAACTCCCCCAACAACAAATCCCCACGCTCCGTCGCTCCGTCAACGCCTCCATCGCTTACTGCAAGTGCACTTCCAAACCAGAACCCCTGGAAGAAAGCGAACAGGAAGAAACTCAATCCGAACCAAAGTTTGATAACCACACTCGCGTCCAATGAAAGCCCATGATCTAGCCAAACTGTTACTTGAGCAGCCAAATCTTCCAGTTCAATTCCTCGATTACGAGGGCTTAATCACCGAAGTCCTTGGAATCACCGAAGAAGATTCCTGCGAGTTTACGCAACCAGTTGTCAAACTTATCATTAACCACCCATGAACATCGACCTCACCCTTCCACTTCCCACCCCGCCCGCGCTATCTCCCAACTGCACACCTGAACAACTCGCGTGTGTTGACTTCATCCACAAATCCACCGGCCATCTTGTTATCGACTCCGTAGCTGGCTCTGGCAAGTCCTTCACCCTTGTCGAACAATGCGTTGCCATCAACCACTACTTCCCTTCTGCCACCATCGCCCTGGTCATGTTCAACTCCAAGAACGTCCCAGAAATGCAGGCAAAGACCACTAAACGCGGCGTTTTGAAATGCACCGTTGGGACGGTTCACAAGTTTGGTTTTGACGCTTACAAGGCTAAGCACGGTCCCTGTCAGGTTAATAAAAATAAGGCCCAGGACGCAGCGGCGGTTCTTAACAAACGCCACCGCTTTACCTTCGACGATGTTAACTCCATCATCCGAATGGTCGCCCTCGCTAAAGACACTGGTGTTTGCGAAACCCTTAACGGCACCGTCTCTCTCGATCAGTGGCGTTACATCATTGAAAACTACGAGGTATCCTTCAAGCAAGAAGGCATCTCGATGTCTCAGGTTTTCTCCTTCGCTCAAGAACTCTTCCAGGAAACCATTAACGACACCTCCTCCGTTGACTTCTCCGACATGATCGCGCTTCCACTCTACCACTCCTACCCTTTCCGACAATACGATTTCGTTCTTGTCGACGAGGCGCAGGACATCAACCGTTGTCGGTTGCTCGCGATCATTCAAATGCTGAAAACCCAGCAGTATCCAAATAACCTAGGAATGCCGCATGACGCGCCCCTAGTAACAGGCCGCCTCATCGCAGTCGGTGACCGCCATCAATCCATCTACGCCTTCACCGGCGCGGATTCAAAATCCCTCGACAATATCAAGAAGCACTTCAACGCTTCTGAACTCTCCCTCACAACCTGCTTCCGCTGTGCCAAGTCCATCATCCGCCACGTCAACCACCTCGTCCCGCACATCCGGCCACGAGAAGACGCAGGCGAGGGTCTTGTCAACTCCCTCCCTTACAACAAATTCGAAGAACTCCTCTTCGTCGGCCCTCCCTGCGACCTCCAAACCCACGCCATCCTCTGCCGAAAGAACGCGCCCCTTATGCGACTGGCGTTCCGTCTCTCTGCGCGTAACATAAAGTGCCGCATGGAAGGCCGCGACATCGGCAATTCCCTCATCTACTTCGCCAAAAAGTTCAACGCCTCCACTCCAGGAGAACTCGGGGTTCTCGTCTCTAAGCATCTCGCTGAGCAATCACAAAAGCTCTCCCCCTACGCTCTTGAAACCCTAAAGGACAAATGTGAATGCCTCACCGTCGGTTGCCTTCACTCCACCTCTCTCAAGTCCCTCTTCCAATACATCAAAGACATCTTCTCCGACTCCACGGACTCCCCTGTTCCCAAGCTCACCCTCTCCTCCATCCACAAAGCCAAAGGTCTCGAATGGCCCACCGTTTACATCCTCGGTGAGAACCTTTGGATGCCATCCCCTCTTGCCAAGACCCCCACCGCTATCCAGCAAGAACTTAACCTCATCTACGTCGCACGCACCCGCGCGCAATACACATTAACCTCAATCACAATGGACGCATAACATGAACACTCTCCCCCAACCACCTTGCACCTCCTGCGGAGCCACCACCTCCCTCTCCGAGGACGGCTTCTGCTGTTCTTGCCAACGCGAACTCACCATCCTCAAAGCCCTCCGTGAAAACCACTCCGTCTACATCCTAACCAACTCCCTTGCCTACTACCGCGTTCTCTCCATCACCAAAACCTCTGACTTCTCCTACACCGTCTCCGTCTCCGAACTCTCCTCACCCCTCCACTTTATCCAACTCGAAGACTTCCACCTCTCCATCCCCTCCCTCGTAACCACCGGCATTGCCCGTGCAAACGACGCGATCCTCCGCTTCAACCACCTCCACAAACAACACCTCTCCCTCCCCTAACCCCTCTTTACCTCGGTAAAACCCATTAACCGAGGTTCACTTAGCAAAACCGAAAATTAGCGCAAAAACCATTTGCACCTTTTCCCTTTTTCTGCTACCTTTCCCCCTTCCCGAAACACTTTCGGGTTTCACAAAACAAACAAGCAAACACAAACAACATCATGTCCGAACCTACCTATCCAACAACCATCGTCGTCAACAAGTCCCTTGGCATCGCCTGCCCAGTGCGTGTCCCGACGACGCTCGACGGTTTCCTCCAGATCGCCCCTGAGCAAGACCTCATCAACGCCATCATGCGCCACTCGTTCTACCAGAAATGGAACAACAAGTTCCGCAAGACCTTTGTCGAGGCTCTCATTGACTTCACCAAAGTCGAACGCCGCGCTAAGACCAACAGCGCTGGTGTCAAGATCGAACGCAAAACCCGTGGTGGCGAACTCGTCGCTGAACTCGAACCGGAGCAGTCTTACATGGACTACCTTCTGGACGAGAAGCTCATCACCAAGGAAGACTACAACCGCATCGGCCTTGAAATCGCCGCGACCATTCCCTTCGAGGTCTCTAAAGCCGAAGAAGAGAAGACCCCCGCGAAGAAGTTCATGGATGCCGCCGCCACTATCCTCGGTCTCGCCGAGCAGGGTCTCACCGGACCTTCCGGCAACGTCGTCACTGAAGAAAGCTTCATCGAAAGCTGGTCGGCCAAGAACCCTGGCCACAACTTCGACGCTCTCGGCGGCTGGACGCAACTCGGTGTTGCTCGTGCAATCGAGATCAACTTCAACCGTGAAGTCGCAGCTGGCGGCGGGTTGGTGTAATCTAAACTGAAGTTGTGGCAGCAAGTAATGAGACGGGGTTGTTATGCTAGCTAAATCAAGTCAAACCGTCTAACTTCAGCAAGGACAGTTTCGGTGGTTCTGTAAAAACCACCACCTTCAAATCAGCACATTGCGCAGACGGGTGCAGCTCCTCCCGTAGAGGCCGGTGAAATAATCCGGGCGAACCTTGCAGGGGCCAGTGTGCTGATTTGAAGGTAACAACTACCTTCCGCCAAACCAAACCACAACACCATGAAATACCTACTCTTCTGCACGCTCACCGAGAAATACCTCTTCTCCAACACTATCCCTAGTGACAAAGAAAACTTCGACATCATCGACCTCGAAGCTAAGAAGTGCATCTCCGGCCCATCCGGCGAACATGACATCGGCACTTTCACCGAAGAGGAAGAAGAAGCCGAGACACAGGAAATCCCTCTGAAAGAAGAACGCGAGTTCGATCCAGAGGCAAAGCACGACACCACCGTTGAAGGTTAAGCAGCCCAGAGACTGAGCAACCTGCTGACAACGTGGTGGCTCACCCAACCTGTGGGTCTAACCCTTTTACCGACAATTTCCGGCTCCTGTCTTCCCTTGCAGAGGTGCACCCAGACAGTCCGGTCAGGTGGCGCTCCCTGTCTGAGGCGGCGGGGAGCGCCAAGAATTTATGAGAACTATAACTTTGCAACGAGGTCGGTTTAAACTAGCGAACCGTGGATTCAATCCTAATAACTACGAGGCGATAGAAGTTTATAACAAGCCGTTTAGACTTCATTGGAAATGGCGGTTAATTGCCGGCTTAAAGCCTAACGAACCGCCGTTGCATCCAGTTATCTTTGACATACTTTATAAAAAACCCACCCATGGAACCCACAAACCCAGACGAAATCGAATTCCAAACTGAAGAGCACCGCCTTCTCGACGTCCTTAAAGCCTACCCTGAGCCCGTCATATTCTCCGTCCCAACCGGCGGTGCCACCGCTCTCCGTGTTCGCCTTCGCCGTGCGCTTCGCAACTTCATTCTCAACCCTCTGTGGCCCTCCTCTCTCGACCGCTCTCTCGCGAACAAAGTCCTCAACCAATACACCTTCGTTGCTGACGACAAACACCACCTCTATTGCGGCTTCCCTAGGCGCACTCGCAACCCGCTTGCTGAATCCGTCTGTCTTGAGATTCCTCCAATTAAAACAGAAAACCCCGAGATCATCAAAGCCATTCTCCTTCTCAAAAACCACGACTTCATTCCCATCCCCATCAAGGTCGAAACCCATCTTCCTGTTCATGAAATCAAACAACCCTACTTCAACACGGAGATCGCCGACGCCATCTTTGAAAACCACTACACCATCATATGATCCCACCTGTAACCCTCCTTCCCATTGAGGTTCTCGAAAGCCCTTACCACGAACTCGAATCCACAAAGAAAACTCGCGTTCAGGCTTTCATCGACACCGACGACTTGATGCGCTTGAAGTCCTTTTACCCCCGCAAGGGTGTCGTAGACGCGGTTGTAAGCGGTCTCTTTAAAGCCTTCCTCCAACACGTCGAATCCCTCAATCTTCAGGCCAAACCGCAGAACTTCCACCGCAACGAACAACACTTCATCAAAATCATCCAACAGTATGCTCCAGGAACAGAACACAGCAGAGTCCAATACACCCTTGACGAAGCCGGAAACCCAGACCTCGCCGTCATCCCTCCCCGCTAAACCCGCCGAATCCTTCAGCGGTAAGATCTACTACGGCGTTCCATTCGACGAACTCTTACAAATGGACTTCAAATCCATGGGTCCAAAAGAGCAAGCGGCTTATCTCGATGGTATTCGCAGCGCGCGGGTGAACCCCGGACATAAGAAGGTGGAGAAATCCACCGGGGCGAGAACCAAAGGCCAAGGCTCTGAAGGTAGTAAGTTGCTGGGAGGGCTTGTATGAACACCCTCCCCCTTATCGACCTCGACCTCGGTTCCTCCGCGATGGATTTCCTCCTCGGCGGCACTCCTACCGACGACTCCACCTCTCCCACCGAGCGCCCCATTCGTAAGCTTTTCCACTGGACAGACGACCCCGCTTGCCCTCTCGTCCTCACGATGGACTGGTCTTCCCTGGAATCTCTCCTCGCCTGTAATCGCAGCGCGGAATACAAGCTCGTCCACAGTCGCACTACACACACCAAGTCCGCTCTCATCTTCGGCGCGGCTTTCCACTCCGCTCTTGAGTGCTTCTACAAACGCTCCCCTTCTGACACTGTCGAGTCCATCACCCAGCTCGGCGGCCGTGCTATTCAGGCAGAATACGCCCTCCACCCGCCAGGTGCGATTGATGACTACCGCACGGCCGACTTCTGCTTCGCCACTTACTGCCAGTATGTAGCTCAGTATTTTAACGAATCCCTTACACCTTATGTTCACGAAGGCAAGCCGCTGGTTGAGTTTACCTTTGTGATGCCAGTCGGGATGACAGAGGTTCCCATCCATACCTTTAACCGCTGGGGTTACGGCAAACTCACTAATGACGAAGAACGTGAGCGCGAGGAGGATAACAAAGTATCTGCTGGTTATCCGCCAGGAACTAAAGGTCTTGTTCGCACAACCCTCCCCTGCCGCATCGAATGGTCTGGCATCATCGACGCTCTTATGCTTATGGGCGATGGAGAAACCCTCCGCGTTTGCGACCATAAAACTTCGTCCATCAAAACCAACGCGCTCTTCGACTCCTATAATGTCTCTATGCAACCAATCGGCTATGTTACTGCGATGCGAGCCGCGTTCCCAGAGCTTAATATCAAAGGCTTCTTTTTAAACAGTGTCATCTGCCGCGCCCCAACTAAAACCGGAATCTCCTATGAATCATACCGCCGCCCCTACGACTACACCACCGAGCAATGTGACGAATGGAAGTCAGACCTTCTCGCCCTCATTGGAGAGCTTCTTCATAACCTTACAACAAAGAACTTCCCCAAGAAAACCAACTGGTGCGCTGGAAAATACGGCGCCTGTCCCTATCTCGACGTATGTTCCGCACCGGCTAGCCAAAGGCTTATGATCCTAAACACAGGGCTTTACTCTGATAACACATGGAAACCTAGCTCTGTATGATCACCTCCCACCTCCCCGCAATCGCCTTCTCCACCACAACGCGGGGCACGGAAACTCACCCCCTCTACCAACACACCGCCGTTCTCGTTCAACAACACTCCGAAGGCTCTCTCTCCCCTGACCCCAACAAACCCGCACTCTCCCGCGCCATATACAAACGCCTCTATAAACCCATCGAAGACGAAGTTGCTCGCATCGTTGGCCTTCTAGCCACCAATCCCGACGCAGCCAAGTCCCGCCTCAAAGCCCTCCACCGCGACCTCGTTAATCACACCATTCTATGAAATCCTCCTCCGACTTCACTATCTCCCTCCCCAACTCCATTCTCATCCTTGGCCGCCCTGGTTCAGGCAAAACCACCCTCGCTCTCCAATTCCCCAAGCCCTTCGTCCTTGACTGCGACGAAAACATGAAAGGCCCAGCCCGCTATCTCGCATCTAAAAACGGAGGCAAACTCCCTTGGTTCAAATACGACACACCACTCATCGACAAAACTGGCGCGCCCGTCTCCCGTCAGCTCCGCATGGATCGTGTCCAAGAACTTCTCAACGAGGCCCTCTCTGACCCCGAGATCGAAACCATCGTCATCGATTCCCTCACCACCCTCATCGACTTTGTCTTTGACAAAATCCGTGCTACTGCCACCGGCACTAATCCACCCAAAATCGGCGACGGCAAAAAGCAACAAGACGAGCCTCTCCGCATTCAAGATTGGGGTGTCTTCGCCTCCATCATGAAGCAACTCATCTTCGGTCTCAAAGCTTCCGGCAAACGTATCGTCTTCATCGGCCACATCACCCACGACAAAGACGAGGTCACAAAAATGATTCTCAACTTCATCGCCTGCCCTGGCCAAGTTGGTGACATCATCTCCGGTCTCTTTGAGGAAGTCTGGCAGACCGAAGTCAAATCCTCCGGCGCTGACGCCTCACTCAAAGCCGACTACAAAGTCCGCACCGTCGGTGACGCCCGCTCCGAAGCCTTAGGTCTTAAATCCGCAGGCGGGATTGGAGCTTACATCTCCGCCGACGCTCCTGCCATCATTGCTAAACTCCTTTCCTCTCCTGTGAAATGAGCACCTTCTATAAAGATTTTGACCCACCGTTTCGTTATGGCGACCGTGACTGGGTGGTCGACTTTTCTCTCGAGAATGGGAACTACCAAAACTCCTGTGCTCGGTGCAAGCTGCCTTTCATCGGGCATAAACGCCGCTTTATCTGCAAGATTTGCGCCACAACCTTTACCAAAGAGAAGCCATGAAACGCACTTGCCTCCTCACTTTCGACCTCCCTGACTCCTCAGACATCCAATCCTACGCTGACGAAGCCCTTTCCATCCTCCAAGAAGAAGGCCTTCCTGCCCTCACCTGCGTCCCTTGGGGCCAAGTCTCCGCTCAACCCGACGAAGAACTTCTCGGTCAAAGTCCTTTACCGACACAGCAGTTCGCGCCTCAACCAGACGCTTTTAGCTCACTCTCCCCAATCGATCCTTGGCTACCATAACAATAAACACACACAACCAACATGACACGCGAAGAAATCTTAGGCAAACTCAAAACTATTATCAGGTCCCAACTCGGCATCCGTGAATACTACGTAGTCGAAGACACCAAATTCTCTGAAGACCTTGGCACCGACTCTCTCGACCACGTCGAGCTCGTCATAGCTTTTGAGGAGGAGTTCGGTATTGACATTCCAGACAAAGCGGTTGAAAAAATGCAAACCGTCGGCCAAGCCATCGACTACATTTCCAGCAAAATCGCTGACTAATTTCCTGCTCACATCGAGCAACGAAAACCAAACAACAAAACAAACAAACAGAACAAACACTATGTCCGACATCCTCCCTCTCGACCTCGACTTCTCTGGAGCCGACCTGTCCATGCCACTCATCGCCCCTGGCAATCATCTTGTCCAGATCCACAGCGCTGAACTGCTGAAATCCAAGAACACCCCTGATTCTTGGAACCTCAAAGTCGTCTGCAAGACCGTCGACGAAACTGAAGACCCAGATGGTAAGAAGGTCGCCCCTGGCTTCCAGCTTATCTCCTACCTGCAAGTCCCTGTTCCCGGCACCGAATATGGTGAAGGCGCCAACAAGGACATGTTCATCAAGAAGCTCACCCTGTTCCAAGTCGCCGTCGCTGGCCTTGTTGCCAAGGGTGACGTCGCTCCTGAGGTTCCACGTTTCAACAACGTCTATATCGCGGAGCTTCCTGGCAAGTATGTGATCGCCACCACCAACAACAACAAACCAAAAGCCAAAGAAGGCCAGGCTGAAGACGAGTTCGGCGTTCGCTCCCAGATCGCCGGGTTCAAGGCAAACCTGCCTTCCGCTTAACAACCCAAACCCGCGCTGGCAGACCGCGTTGTTGTCTGCCTTTTCTTATGGCTAAAACCAAAACTAAAAAAGCAATCCGCACAAGAAATCGCCTGGGCAAGACAATGATGGGTATGGCTGCTGCTGCTGGGTGTGACGACCAAGCCCTTCCAACCCCGCGCCGCTCTATCCCAATCGCTGAAGTCGACGCTATCGTCGAGCGTGAAGTCGCGCGAGTAAAATCCGAACGCACTATCTTCGACGAGCGTCTTGAGATTCTCAAGCAACTCGAAGAAACTGAGGGTGAATTGCAGTATCTTCACGACCGTGAACACGCTGTGCTGCTTCGAAACAAGCAGCTTAGTTCCGACCTGTCCCGCATCAACCTGGCCATCACTCGCCAGATGGAACTTGACGGAGAGTAATGACAAAGCCCCTAGCCTGGAGGCTTTATTTCCAGGCCACCTTTCCCTTTCACACTTTTATGATCGCCCGCCTTCAAAACATCGGATACACCCCCATCAATCTCATCACCGTCGGAGAGCGCCTGCGCCGCCGTGATGCTAAGTTCCAAATCGCTGTTGAGGAGAAGATGCAATCCCTTCTCGAATTCGGTCCCTTCCAACCGCTTCTCATTGACGAAGAAAACAATCTCATCGACGGCGGGACTCGTCTTGAAGCCTATATCCAGCTTGGTGAAATTGATGTCCCCACTGTCGTCGCTGTCGGCATTGACGCGGCTAAGAAAATGGTCATGGAAATGGAAGCTAACGACCAACGCTCTCCACTTTCCTGGCAAGAGCGCGCAGTTGGTATCTACAAAATCCACACAGCCGAATCCGCCAAGTACGCTGATTGGGGCACCCGCGCCACAGGTAGCTTATTCAAAATCTCCCACGCCAGCGTAGCACAAGCTGTCCTCTTTGCCAAGGAACTTATCCGCGGAGACAAGGAACTCTGGGAGTGTGACACCGCACAGGCCGGTCGCGACCTTCTTCTCAAACGCCAAGAAGCCGCAGTCACCGCATCCCTCGCGCAGCTCAACCAAGACGCCTTTAAAACCAAAGCTCCTACAACGGCAAAAGCTGGACCGGGAATCCTTAACATCACCCTCGGCACACCAGGCACAGCACCAGCGCCTGTCACCGAGCGTAAGAAAGACCACCTTCCCGCAAACTGTGTCACCCGCATTCCTATTTCCACGATGCTGTTCCATGCGGACTGCCACGCGTTTATGGAAAACGAACTCAAGCCCTTCTCTATCGACCACATCGTCACCGACCCACCATACGCCATCGAGATGTCTAACCTCGAAGGGATGCAAAATCTCGAATCCACCGCTGACGAACACGAGGTCGAGGAAAACCTTGATCAACTCCCCAAGTTCATCGAGAACTCTTATCGCGTGCTCAAAGCAGACGGCTTCTTGATCTTCTTCTGTGCCTTCCAACATTGGGAAAAGATGCGCGACTGGGGTAATGCTGCTGGGTTCAAAGTCCAAGACTGGCCGCTTATCTGGGCAAAACCCCACGGCTGCAAGAACAACGCACCACACGCGAATTGGACAAAATCCATCGAGCCTGTCATGGTTATGCGCAAGGGCAAAGCAAATCTCCGTATGCCTATGAACAAGTGCCACATGGAATGCGATGCCTCGGTTGACCGTATGTGCCAGTCCCACCCATTTGCCAAGCCTCACCAGTGGCTATCGGAGATGATCTGGAAAGCTATCGTCGCACCAGGAACAACGATCTACGATCCTTACATGGGCGGCGGTTCTATCCTCCGCAGTGCGATCTTAAACGGCGCAAGAGTCATCGGCACTGAGAAGAAGGAGCATCACTTCGTCCAGGCGATGGAAAGTATCAAGAGTGTTTACACACAGGTGCAAGGAAAACATGTTGAATTTTCTTGAATATGAACGCCATAGAAGTAGTCACAGCCTACGGGCCATCAGGCGTGATCGGCAATAAGTTCCCCGCCATCCGACTTAACGACTTCCTTGACTGGAGTAACCAGCACGGGGCGGACATCCGCGAACTCAACGACCGTCTTATCGAACGCCAGGAAAGTTTCCAGGCTCAGCTAATCCGCATCGAAGATACATGGCGGGAGAAGCTACAAGTTGCTAAAACCCCAATCTGCATCGGCCGCCCCATCATTGAGATTCTCGCCAACGAGGGAATCTGGGTTTCTGACAATGGCAACTCGGTTGTTGCCGCAGATGATTTGTTTCAAAATAGTCCATACGCAAAATGATCTACCTCGCTTCTCCCTACTCGCACCCTGATTCCACCGTCAGAGAAGAACGCTACCAAGAAGCTCTTAAATGCGCAGTAGCACTAGCCGGTTCGTGCGGAGTTCCATACTCCCCAATAGTGCATTGGCACGTCGCTGCTAAACTTCACAAGCTGCCTACCGACGCAGAGTTCTGGAAGTATCAGAACAAAGTTATGCTGGAACTTGCCACAAGCGTGACTGTTTTAAGGCTGCCCGGCTGGGAATCCTCGGCTGGCGTCGCGCAAGAACTTACTTGGGCAAACGAGCGAAAGCTCAAAGTTGTTTTTATCGACCCAGAGAACTACGCACACCGATTCTAAAATGATCCCCACCGAATTCCCTTCCATCCCATCCCTCACTCACCGCCTCGCCATCATAGGTGACTTTCCCCGCGATCACGAAACCACAGCCAACCGCCCATTCGCTGGCCCGAATCTCATGTATCTCGAAAAGGCACTAGCCCGCGCAGGAATCATGCGTGCGAATTGCCTCGTTTCAAATATCTGTCGCTCTCAACCGCCCAAGACCTCCTATGGAACCCAGTCCTCCTTCTTCATGTTCGACGGCCCTGACATCCAAGAAGGACTTGCCCAACTTCGTAGTGACTTCGCACAGTTCCAACCTAACTGCGTATTACTTTTGGGAGACCTCGCCCTCAAGGCTGCAGGAATCCATCACTCCCTCGACGCCTTCCGGGGTTCTATATTCTCCGGCTTCAACGACAAGCACAAATGCGTAGCCACCTTCCACCCCACCTCCCTTTTCACGAACTATGACAACATGCCACTTTTCCTGCATGATCTTAATCGTGCTGTGGCTCAGAGTAAGTTCCCCGAACTCCGCTTACCGAAACGCAGACTGGAAATTAACCTATCCCCAAACCAGATCATTGAGCGACTGGATAGCATATTGCATGCGCGACCCCTCGTTTCTCTTGACATTGAAGGCGGTATCCCAAATGAGCGTGCAGCTAAAGTTGAATACAAGCACCGCAACGGTATTACGTGCTGTTCCATCTCCACTGATCCTTCAAGCGCCTTCATCATTCCATTTGAAATCTACGACACTCCCACACTCCAAAGAGTCTTAGTCGCCTTCTCCAAGGTCCTTTCCGACAAAGAAATCCCCAAGGTTCTCCAAAACGGTCTCTACGACTACACCGCCCTCGCCTGGCACTTCCGTTGCCCCATCAACAACATCCAGCACGACACCATGTTCTCCGGCTGGGAAATTTATCCAGAACTCCCCAAAGGCCTTGGCACTCAAGCGTCCATCTGGACAGAAGAGCCTTACTACAAATCCGAGCGCACCATTGACGACAAAGACACGCACTACCGCTACTGTTGCAAAGACGCCGCTGTCACTCTCGAAATCCACCAGGCCCACATGCGAGCGATGACGCCCGCTCAGCGCGCTCACTACGACTTTAACATCTCCCTAATGGAACCTCTGCAATACATGTCGTTGCGGGGTTTCAACTACGACATAGAAGGCTCCAATCACCGCCTCGCAGAACTTCGCGCGCAGCAACGCGAACTTCAAGACGCTTGCAACCTTCACACGCCAGCCCCGGTCAACCTCAATTCCTCTCCGCAACTCATCAAAACCCTTTACCATGAATTCGGCTTTGAGAAACAATTCAAAAAAGAGGCTGGCCGAAAGACTACAACACTCACCGCAGATAAAGGAGCATTACTCAAACTCGTCGTCGGTCAAGGACAACGGGCTCATCCTTTTCTCGTCAACCTTCTATCCTGGAAAAAAGTCGAAGGTGTCGCCAAGCAACTCGAAGTTTATCGTGATCCTGACGGCCGTATTCGTTGTTCTTACAACCCTGTTGGTGCTGACACGGGACGCCTCTCTTGCGCACAATCCACTACCGGCTCCGGCACTAACCTCCAAACAATCTCCAAGTCCAACCGTAAGTTCTACATCGCCGATCCTGGCAAAGTCTTCTTCCAATGCGACCTTGAAGGCGCTGATGGCTGGACGGTAGCTGCTCACTGCGCGGCACTTGGAGACACAACCATGATCGACGACTACTATGCCAAGATCAAACCTGCCAAAGTCCTATGCCTCATGCAACTCCAGCGCGAGGGCAAGCTTCCTCACGTTACAAAGCCCATCAACAAACTCACGCGCCCAGAGATCAAAGCTCTCATTAAAGCAACTCCTTTACCAGAAGCACTCTACGGCGTTTGCAAAGTTGTTCAACACGGCTCCAACTACGACATGCAGCCAAACAAGATGTCCGAGAATCTTCTTGAAAAGAACTTCACCCACAGCGAAGAGTTCTCCATCATGTATGTTCCACCACAAGAATGTAAAATAATCCAAGCTCTTTATTTTGAACGCTACCACGGTGTTCACGACTATCAAGATTATGTCAAACAACAACTCAAGACAGGTCGTTCCCTCGCCTGTGCCTCGGGGCATGTACGCAAGTTCTTTGGGAGGCCGGACGATGGAACTACTATCCGCACTGCTCTTGCTCATGAACCTCAAGCCAACACAACTTACGTTACCAACTTGGCTATGCAACGCCTTTGGCAAGACCCTGAAAACCGTCGATCCAACAACTCCCTTATCATCGAACCAATCCACTCAGTCCACGACGCCCTTTGCGGACAGTTCCCAATTGAACTTGCCGAGTGGGCCTGTGCCAAAATCAAATCTTATTTCGCCAATCCAATCCGCGTAGCTAACGAAAACATCACCATTCCATACGAAGGCGGTTATGGTCAATCTTGGTATCACACAGGTGAAAACAACCGCATGGGAGAAATCTAAATAGCATCACATGAAACACATACCTCAAACTTCCTTCTTTCCAGGAAATAATCTCCTCCTCGAAAAGGCCACAATCCATACAACCAGTGACGATGCAGCCGCAGTCCAACTTCAAGTCGGTTCCGACCTAACAACAATGAAAACCTTCAGCTTTGACACCTGGAGACCGATCATCGCTTCTCGTTACGCAGCAGATCCACTTGTGATGGAACTTCTCGCCAAACTAGAGAACGCGCAAACAGTAATTTTAGGACTCAGAAATCGCTTGGAGCTTGCAATTAAAATAAACGCTTACGCAGAAGACTCCAATCTCGCAGACGAACCCCAAACCTGGCAATCCATCTTCCCATGAACCCACCTCCCCGCCCTAACCTCAAAGCCCAAGTTCTCATCGACCTCGACTCCGACCGCGAAGTCATCATCGAGTCCAAATACATTCCCCTCATCTGGGGTGACGAAGAAGCTCTCGCTAACTGGTGCGACTCTTGGAACCTCGTCCACAAAATAACCACAGGCCAAGTCCCGCGCACCATCCACGAAATCAAGTTCCCCATCTTCTGGCTCGAGATCATTCGCGCAAACAAGCGCGCCGAAATCGACACCGAAGAATCTCAAGAACTCGAAGAATCCAACCTCGAAAAAAGCGACATTGAAGATGAAACCGATGCTAGCCTTTAAGGTCCAACAGTATGGCCACCAGCTCTCCAACCCCTTCTACGTCCAACCCAAACTCAATGGTGTTCGAGCACTGTGCAACGGCACTGTCTTTCAATCCCGAGACGAACATCTTTGGAACGACAAAGTCCTCGCTCATCTCCACGCACAAATCCAACCAATCTTTACCAGATTTCCACACTTCATCACAGACGGTGAACTCTATCGTCACGGCTTATCTCTTCAAAAAATTAACCAAGCCGTTGCTGTCAACCGTCACGAACCCACCCCCGTCACTCCAACCATCGAATACCACATCTTCGACATCCTCGATCTTGAACACGCGGCCAAGGATTTTGAGTATCGTGCGGGACAACTCGCCGCAATCAACGACCTCATTTCCTATCACGGACTAACCCACATCAAAGTCGTCCCCACTCACAAGTGTGGGTCAATGGATATTACCGAGCCGCTTTATAAAAGCTATCTTAAGCAGGGGTATGAAGGTCTGATGTATCGCAGTTTGGGGTATATGTATGGGTTGAAAGAGAACTGTGGTAACAAAGAGAACCGGTGGAAGTGTTTGCTTAAGCGCAAAGAGTGGCTTGACAAAGAGTTCCGCGTTGTCGATCTACAAATCACTAAAGGCGATAAAGGCGAGCGAGGCTTTCAGCTTACTTGTGAAAGCGAGAACGGTCGCACTTTCAAAATAGGCTCTGGACTTTCGGATGACGAGCTTGAATACTATATCAGTAACAACCCTGAAGGTCAATGGGCTAAGGTGAAATTTGAAACTTATTCAGACGAGGGGATTCCACTTAAACCGACTATACTTGCAATTCTTTCATGAAATTTCACAAGCAAACAATTTTGCATACTGAAGCTACAAATGGCAACTGCTGGGCAACCTGTCTTGCTTGTCTCCTTAATTTAGACACTATCCCAGAACTAGATATTATGGCAGATGACTGGTGGGAGCAAAGCGAGAAGTTAGCTAATGATAAAGGATTAACGCTCTTTGAAGTAGCCTGGTCGGGCGGTCGTTTTCAACCAAGAGCTTGCATCCTTTCAGGAGATAGCCCACGAGGAAAATTTAAACACAGTGTTATAGGAAAGCTTAACTCAAGTGTTGAAAAGTCGTGGGTAGATTTTATCCATGATCCTCATCCAAGTAACGATTTTATCAATACTGTTGACTACATTACAATTGCCATTCCTCAATGAGCTTCCTCTCCGACTACGCTGAATACTCCTCTGGCAATGAAGCCCCACCAGAGTTCCACCTTTGGTCTGGTCTCTGCGCCCTCGCTGCTTGCTGCGGCCCAAACCTTTGGATGGACATGGGCGGCGCTGGCAACATTCAACCCAACCTCTATGTCCTCCTTGTCGGCCCCCCAGGAATCAAGAAATCCACCGCTAAAGACATATCCCGTGACCTCCTCAGAAAGATCAATACCAGTAAACACAAAATACCTATCGCTCCAGACTCTTCGAGCAAGGAAGCGTTCGTTGATTTCCTATCACGAAAAGACACCCCATGCAAGATGGTGTTTGACAAAGATGGAAAGGCTTGTTACTATACGAAATGCTGTCTTTGGTCGGATGAGTTCGTTAACCTTGTTTCGGTGGGTGGCGACCCTATGGCGTGGATTCAGGTCTTGACGGAAATTTACCTCCCACGGCCGAGTTTCAAAGCAGCGACGATTGCACGTGGGCATGTGGAAATGCCGTATCCATATATCAACTTGCTTGGCTGCATGACAACTGATATCACCAAAGCGTTGATTAACGACGGCTCGCTTAGCGGTGGCTTTTCCCGGCGGACGATTTACATCTATTCCAACAAAGACGGCGACCCCGTCCCGATCCCCGTATTCACGCCAGAACAAAAGCGCGCTCAAGAACGTTGTATCCTACGCGGTCAAGAAATCCAACGTCTTTCTGGATGCTTTCAGTTCTCCGAGAGAGGTGAAGCGGCTTATCGTGACGCTTACATTAAAAACCACCACGCCAAGCAAGAAGCTCCTTCTGCCGCGCTGGTAAACTTCATGCAATCTTACGGCAACTTCTTGATCAAAATTGCTATGCTCTTGCAACTCTCCGAAAGCGATGAACTCGTTATCGGCGAGGACAAAATCAACCACGCAAAATCCCTCATTGACAGCGCACAAAGTCACGTCTCCATGATCTTCGCGGGTGTTGGCAAGAATCCACACGCTTCCACTATGGCTGGCATCAAAGTCTTCATTGACCAGGTAGTCTCTCGGCCACCTTTCTTTGTCACCCTCAAACGCGTCTATGCACAGTTTCTCAATCAAGCTGAGCAGAAACAACTAGAGTCCATCCTAATTCAGATGGACTCTATTGGGGATTTGATTCTAGTCTCTGGGCGGATGCCGGGGAATCCTTCCTTGTTAAACGGAATCACCACGCCAGCCGCACACTCACAATTCCTACAGTATCTTGCAGGGCAAGGTTAATAAAACATCCCAGGCTCAGCCTGCAATTCCGCCTGCCTCATCTGCGCTCTTCTCAAGCTCCCCGGAGACCTTTGCGCTCCAAGCTGGCTATAAATCTGTCTCATAATCTGCTCTTGTTCCACATTCTGCGCTGGTGGTGGTTGGTAGCCAATTGCCTGTGCAATGTTTGAAATCTTAGATGCCGTCTGCGCCGTGGCCTTTCCACGGAGGTCAGGCGGCATTTGTTCTTTCACCTTTTGCAACGCAATCCTTTGGCGGAGATTAGACATCATGTCTTTGAGCGCAACTTGTCTGCCACGGCCTTCGAGTTCTTGGTCGATCAACAAGTTTGCCTCACGCATCAACGTTCTCTGCGCAATTTCTGGTCCAAGCAGCAAGCTTTCTTCCACTCTTCTCGCAGCAAGCTTAACATCATTCTGCGCAGCTTCAAGCGTCTTGCTGATAACACGTTCTGTTTCCTTGTGCTTAAACATTTTACCAGAACGGAATCCCGCCATAGCCAATGGGAGATTGGCGTCAGGATTTTCATTCTGAAAGTCTTCACTCAAAGCTTCCATCATTTTCTTCACCCCACCAGGACCGCCTGCCTGAAGAGCTTTACTAAGATCGTGTTCCTGAACTAAGCTCTTGCCCATCTTCCACATAGAGTTAACCATACTTGCCGTCGGTCCAAGCACACTTGACGCGCTAACTCCATCATACGCGTTAACCCCAAGGAATCCGCTCAGCGCAAACCTAGAGTGTAGGTCCGCAGGAATCCCCATACCTTCCGCCATTGACGAGAACACGCCATAGCTCAACGCTTGAGTCAGCAACGGATCGTCCGTCATCTCATTCAGCGCAACCATACCGCTTCCTTTAAGTTCTTCTCCTGTCAAATCTTCCATTAAAGCAAGACCAGGTCCAATGAACGGAAAGCCCAGAATCCCTGCTGCAGCAAGCTGCCCAGAGATCATCGTAGCAAATGCCTTTCTAGCTGCCCTGCGATCACTTTGATTCAATTCTGGGAAGTTCACTTTGTCAAACCCGTGACGATAATACTTAGCAAGATCGGTGAACCTTCCCCGCACAAAGCTGGACAACCCATAAACTAAATACCCAGCGTGGCCAAGCTGCTTAAAATACACAGGCCGCTCAGTCCGACCGCCAGAGTTGTTAGTTGTCAGCTCAAACAACCGCGCATCTTTAACCGCATCTTCATGGCTCAAACCCTTCTTCCTCGCAAGGCGGTATCCGGTAAGCAACCCCACAAGGTTATTGTGCTGCGTGAAAAGCGAATAGAATCCCATCGACGCGTTGGCCCACATATTAAAAGGTTTGAGCAAACTCTTTGACACGCTAGGCATAGTTTTATCCTGCACAACAGAGCGCAGAGATTCCTGATTCACCCCGACTTGCTGGTAAATCTCTTGCGTTGATTGCGTGATGCTTCTTCCATAGTTCTCTTTCAGCATTGCCGCCTCGTCCTTATCAGGCCAATTTACCCAGATAGCCGCGTCATCATGGTAGCCAATTTTGGATTTAATTAACTTCCCAGCCACCCTTGCAGCATCCTTCTCCGCACCAACAATCGTCTTCAATGAAGTCAGCAATGAATGTCCTTGCGCCACAGCTTGATGAACAGACGTCTGGAAAGGCTGGAACAACTCCGCCAAATGCCCAGGAAGGTTCCCACCAATGTGCCAAACGGCCATGGCTTTATTAACTGTCCGCCAGAACTTAGGATCACTATCCTTTGCCTGCTTATAAAACTCCATGAACTGCATCTTCTCACGATGCTGATCTTTGAGTTCTGGGTTATTCATGTGATATTTCAATTCCTCGCCCAGGGCGGTCATATAACCAACCTTATGCGCTGCTTGAGTGTAAGTCAAGTGTTGTTCCATCAAGTCCAAGTGCTCAGGTCCACCGGAGATGCGACGCTTCACACCAGGCTTGTAAACCTCGTTAGCTTTAGCCTCCTGAAGCATATCTTCCAAAAAGGAACTTTCCCCGAGAAGGTCGTTACGATCCGCTGGGTCCATATCAATCGAGTTGATAAGATCCTTCAGGCGTCCTTGCTTTCCCTCGATCAAGTCAACTACTTTTGAGTCAAGCGTGAATTCGTTCTTATATTTGTTATCGTATTCTTTAACAATCACATCGCCCACCGGCGTCCAGCCCTTAGCGATAAGCTCTTTCTTCATCGCCTCGGATTCAGTTCCGGTGTTAAAGTCCAGCGTCTTCTTCTCCCCAGCGGGATTCAAGTAGCGCTGAATAATCGGCTTAAACCTTCTCAAACTTTGGAAGTTAGGGCGATCCGCATAGAGCTTAGTAAGCCCAGCAAGGTCTGCTTGCTTGTCCTGAATAATCTTAACCAATTTCGCCGCCTCGTTCGGATCAGCAAAGCGACTCATCGCCTCTTTCATCGCAACCTGATCCCCAGCTTGCACCGCGTCAAACAGCTTCTCTGCCACGACACGTGCTTCCTTATGCCTCACAGCTGGGGCACTGCCTTGGTCAAAGCTCTTCAGCTTAGTCGTAAGATTCACCGCAAACATCTTCGCCTTAGCTGTCTCGTGGCCAACAATGTTCTTCTGCGTGATTCTTGTGGACTGCTCTTTTTGCATCAAGAACGTTGCCATCAACTTCTGCCTCTCAGGATCATACAGCTTAACCTCAGCACGGTGCTTAGGCGACATGGCGTTCCAATTAAAGCTCACAGTCCCATCGGGATTCTGCACAAATGCGCTCATCTCCATGTCCTGCGCTTCGAGGTTAATTCTTTTGGCTAAGTCTTTCAGTGGCGGGCTGTCCGCGATTTTGTACCACGGCAGTGACTTGTCGATAACGATATTATCCGTCGCACCCTTGTGACCAAAGATCGGCGTAAGACTTTCAGCGACCTGAGCTGTCACAATTCTATCAGAGCCTTGCAGCAAAAACCCCGGTTCTACAAAGCTCTTATAAGTTCCCATGAAACCCCCAAGGCCCATCGTGGCGTTGTTAAAAACCTTACCAACCCACTGCTTAGACCAACCCTCAGTTGGATAAGGGCTTCTTGCAAATTGAGCGTCTTGCATCCGATTCCACAGCCCGGCAGAATCAACGTCAAGAAATTTAATCGCCTGCGCAGTCTGCCACTCCGCCTCGCGGAACTGCTTCCTCACAGAATCCATCATATCCTTTACGCGAAGAACCTGATTCATCTTGTCCTTATCCCCGCTAAGCTTCCAATACATCCTTGCATGGCGCAACCCATCCTGCACACGACGGATAGTATTCTCAACAGCTTCGCGGATAACCTTCGGCAAAATCAACAACGCCTTCACTGGCTTACTCGCATTCACCGCGCCAGTCACCATCATGGCATGCGCGTTTGCCATCCACTCCTCAGCTTCAATGTTACCGAGAACATCCTTCACGCCATCAAGATTCTTCATCTCTTTCGGCAGGTAAAGCTCGCGAATCACCTCTTCAACATCTCTCAGCACCGCTGGGTCATTTGTTTTAACCCACGCGATGGCTTCGTCAAAGATTTGCTTCGTCTCTGGTCCATATTCCCCGCGCATAGCTTTACCGAAGGCGATATGTGCGTTTTCGTGGGCAAGGACATACGCCATGGCCTTGTTCTTGTTCGGACCCTGGAAGGCTTTGGTTGAGAAGTAGGCTTGTGCGATGTCTTTGAACGCGGCTCCATAAACTGTGCTACCAGAAGCGAATTCAGCGTCGGCAACACGTGGATCAGAAGCGCGGGCAAACTGAGCCTGCTCCACAACCTTCAACTTCTCCCCACGCATCTGCGCAGCAAGAAGCCTATGATGCCCGTCGAACAGCCTCAGCTTCCCATCCTTATCCCTAAACGCACCAACCGGCTGACTCAAGTCAACCTTCTTCGCGTCTTCAATCGTCTTGATCCTCTCTTGTGCGCGAGCAAGATCCTCAGGAATTGTCGTAAACTCCTCTGGCGAGACAAGAACTTCACGTTTAGCATTGCCTTCCAGCTTTCCAAACCTTGCTTCCCCAGCAGAGAACATCTGCGTAATGCGAACAAAGTCATCCACAGCAGCTGGAATCTCAGCTTCTGGAACACCTGCTTCTCTTGCCCAGGCAGTGGCGAATTCTTTAATCGGAAGCGGCTGGCCTGTCGTGAAGTGAATCGTCAGCGGGTCGATGTCATTTGCCGCGAGTTGTGGGAACCCGCGTTCTTTCCACATCTTTGCGAGGCCGAGGTTTTTCTCCCGCACACTCAGTGGCATATTTGCGAAGCGGATAGCTGCGTCAGCTGGGCTAAGCTCCACGCCAACCTTCTTCGCCATAGCGACCATGAAATCCCGCGCAAGATTTTGATCCTGCTGTGACTGACTGATTTCTGGAAGATCGTCATCGAGTTCTCGCGCAGTCTCTTCGACGATCAGTTCCCGCATCGCCTCTTCCCGTGCGGGTTCCTCAGCAGATTTACGCTCAGCTAACAAAGCCTCGGCGTCTGCAATCTCTCCAGGTGTCAACGGCCTGTCCGGAGTAGTTCCTTCGTTTAACTGCGTAGTGTCTACTGTTTCCGCACGGCGCTCCAGTGTTTCAAGACCCTCACGGAACTTCGCCAGTCGCTCCGCAAAAGGAAGCTGCTTGTGCTTAGTAACGACGTTATGCAGCCAGTTCAGCCCTTTAGTGCGAAGCTTAGGATCAGCATCCATCGCGAAGCTAGCAGCAAGAAAGAACCGATCATCGTCAGTAGGCTTAAGCGCCTTACCCGCAAGAGTGATACGCTCTTCCATTGTGGCTGCTTTATCCAACGTTTTTTGTGTTGGGCCTGGGGGGCGACCACCCTTAGATTTCGCAGGGTCTTGAACGACGGCTTTATTAGCCGCAGCAGCGCGGTCTTCTATCGCTTTACTAAACTCGTCAGCCTTGACTTTTGTTGCAAGTGTTTCGTTAACCACCTTCGCGGCTTCAGTTTTTGTCAAACCTTCTTTAGCAGCCTGCTTGACAACCTTCTTCTGTGCCTTCACCACCTTTGGAAACTTTCCTGTGGCAAGTAAGCTCGCGGTAATCAACTCATACCGATCATCAATCGACCCTTCAAATTTTCCTGTCAACGCCTTCTGGTGTTCTTCCCAAAGCTTAGGAAACTCAGGCACAAAGTTTTCACCCTGTGCGATTTCCATATGCTTCATGCGAATGAGCTTCACCGCATTGTCAGACAACTTCGTGCCCAACGCTTTCTGATATTGTTCAACCGTGCGCTCAGCCACAGGAGTGCTCAGGAGCGTGTCAGGAAGTTTCAAATCCTCCTCAACAAGTCCCATGACGGTATCAAGATTCGCGTCACTCTTCGCAATCCTGCTCAAATTCCCGCCCTTAACCTTGTTAATCTGTTTCAGCGCCTGTGCATATCTCATCACTTCTGCCTTCGCTGGGTCAAAGGAAATGACCGAGGGATTTTGAAGCAGGGCTTTGGGGTCGATGCCGGTGAGAACGTCAGGCAACGCGGAGTTAACCTCACGGAGTTTGTTCCATGTGGATTTAAAGGTTTCAGCCTCCAGCGTCACAGCCTTTCGATGACCTTCCATCGTCGCGGCGACTTGGTTGTTTTTGTCAATAAAGCGGCCAACATCCACGCCAAGTTCAGTTTCTTTCTGGAACTTGGCGAGGTTGTTGTCGATAGCGTCGAGGGATTCACGCGCGACTTCACCACGAGTTTTCTCCGCATTGATCTGATCCCGCGTTGGAATAAGCGGAGCGTCTGTTGGCTCCCAGGCGAAGCGGGTCTTTGTGAAGTTCGGGATATCCGCAGCCATGAACGGGACATTCGACGCGAGGTTGGCAAAGAGATAATCCTTGTTCAACACCGCATCCGGCCCCTGTTGCACAATGTCAAGACCGGTAAAGCCTACGTTAGCAAGCGTTTCACCAGCAACATAGCCAAGCGCCTTGTCGCGGAAGGTGTCGACGGTTTCACCTAGGACTTGCTTCGTGACGCCTGTCGCTGCATCGGTGATTGTATGCGTGGCGGGATTGAGAACATCCTTCCCCTTCATGAACCCGGCGCGGTTTAAGAATGACCCAGGAGTTGCTGCGCTGCGGAGGGCCGCTTTGGAGCCGAATTCGGAGAGTTTTCCACCAACATAAGGCGCCACACCGCCAATGATAGCATCCGTAGCTGTGCCTCCTTTGCCGTAGGCGTCGAAAGCAGAGAGACCGGAAGTTAAGCCCAGTCCAATCTTAGCGCCTGCCGCAGTTCCACCAGGGCCTGCAAGCGAACCCACAGCCGCGCCAGCAGCCATAGGCAAGAAGTTCATCACCTGCCTAGGAAGCTCTCTCCCTGCTGCGCGACTAGCATCTTTTGACACACCAAACAAATCCCCCACAAATCCAAACGCGCCTGCCGTCCAGTCATCAACTGGCCCACTTTGAATTGCCTCATCTACATTTGCGCTCCACCCACGGATCATGTTCTTCCACGCGGGAGATTCAGCCACCTGTTGGTAGCTTGGATCATCCGTTGCAAGTGCGCCTAGTTTTGCAAAGTCAGCAAGAGAGCTGTCTTGTGAGATGAGACCTTTGAGTTTCGCCGCGTCGTGTTGACGCTTGATTGTGAGGAAGTCGGGCATAAAAGACTAGAAAAGCCGTTGCTGCTGAGGAAAGTAAGACCGCGGAAATCTATGGTTTTGCATACCTGTTGGTTGCGGTTGCATACCCCAAAGGTCATCTAAAGTAACTGGAGCCGGAGGCGCTACTGGGGCCATCTGTGATTGCTGCGGTTTACGCGGTAGTTGAGTCATTAGTCCCGTGGTCTGCGGTGCAAGAATTTGGCGCAGAGCGGCGACGATGTTAGGATCGCCAGCCATTGGCTGTTCTTGAGGAAACGCTGGTTGCGCTGCCGGGAAGTAGCCACTCAGGCCTTGAGGAGACTGAAACATTGGCTGCTGCTGAAGATTGTCGGGCCGCAACGGAGGCGCGGGGTCTGGACCGCGCATGGAAGGATTAGGCCCAGGTGCGCGGCTTGTAAAGTCTCCATAACTAGAGGGTTCACCAGGGAAATTAAAACCCAGCCTTTCAGCTGGTGAGTTAGCCACGGGCTTAAATAACCCCTCAAGCCACGAGAGGTCGGGTGCACTATTCGTAAGATCACCGTAAGAAGCTGGCTCTCCTGGAAAGGAGTAACCCATACTCTCTGCCGTAGGGCCAGCTGGCTGTTGCTCAGTAGCGCTTTGAACTGGCGAACTAGAGCCAGTATCAGCCACACGCATGGGCTTAAGCTTCTGCCCAGGAAATAAGGCAGCCATGTCATTCCGCGGTTGGCTCCTTATAGCGTCGAAGAGGCCGGGTTGTTTAGCTAAAGCCCCGCCGCCACCCTGCCCAGGCATAACCCCATATTTCGTATCTTGCACAATCGACTGCTGGGGTAAATACTCGTCCATTCTAACGGGGTTTCCCGTCAGCGGATCAGGCATCATTCCATCCGTAGGCTTGTCGGTAAAAGCGACTGACCCAGTTCCGTAATTAGAACCAGGAGCTATTGGCATTGTAGGTGGAACGAAGTTGCCCTGGGCGTCGGTGTAGCCTTTCGTCTGCTTGGTAAAGTCAACCGCCGCGCGGCCAGCGTCGAAGCCGTTATTGAGCTGCTGTTGGCGTTCCTTTGCAATTTGACCAGCACGATCTGGGCCACGAGCGATGCTTGGGTTGTTCGCGTAAAACTGGTCCAGGCCTCCACCGAGAGAGTCGATCTGATCACCACCAGGACGGCGGAAACCGCGGTTTGGAGTAGGCATGGACTGGAAAAGGGCAATTAAGTCCTGCGCGGAGAGTTGCCCATTATTGCTTCCACGCTTATTCCCGCGCCGTTTTCTCGCGCGCTGGTTTGCTGCGTTGTCGCTAGGACGCTGCATTGTGGAGGTTGTGCGCATACCACCTTTGACGGCGGATTGAGCAATAGAGTTGCCGAATTGGGAGAAGTCCATAAAGTTATTGTTGTGGAAGTTGCTGCATCATTGCTTTAGCACGTGCGATTTTAGCTGCTTTTTGAGGATCAATAGCAGCTTGCTGCCCTTGTGCCATTCCTGGCAACTGAATTCCTTGCTGCTGCATGTATTGATAAAGCACGGTAGGATCGTCAAAGCCATTCGCAGTCTGTGGCATTGCACGACTCAACGCAGCCATAATCGCTTGCTGCTGTTGCTGTTCTTGCGCAGCCTGTTGCGCTGCGAACTGTTGGTCGTAACGCTGACCTTGCATATCGAGCTGCTGCTGCTCAAGACCAAAGCTGCGATCCTGATTCGCTTGCTGTTGACCTTGCTGGTTTTGCTGAAGCGCAAATTGCAGAATCTGCATCATCTGCGCCATGGGATCATAAGCGATCTGTTGTCTAGGAGGGGAAATCATAGTGGTTCGAGAAATTGAGATTGATCTGTCGAGTCTTCATCCGTTGCAATTAACTGTGCGAGCGCTCTTTCAGCATCTTTTGTAGGCGGAGGCAAGTTACCTTCAACGTTCCCTACAAACTGCGAAACAAGTTTGTTAGCCTCAATGATTCCTTGATACATCAAGTATTCGCTACCATGTTTTGTGAACCAGTCGTCTTCAGTGCTAAGAGTCCAATCAGGCCACCAGAAGCACGCGTCAACTGTGACGATCTGGTTCGATGTGGGAGCTAGGTGGAATGAGATTCTCTGCCCGTTGATGATGATGTAATTTTGCCCGAGAAGTGGGTCATTCCAGTCTGTCGAATTCGCTGCCAGCGTTCCTGGATAGCGGTCGAGATTTGCCGCGCTTGAATAGTTCAAAGAAGCGCGGGCTTTAACTAAGGTGTCCTTATCCGTAGCGCGGAGGATTGCGTCATTCCCATATTCCCCGCCAGCGATACCGTCGCTTCCGCGAAGATACCAGTTTTTAACCTTTCTTACCTCTTGCGTTCCAGCGTCCCACCAGGTTATTCCAGAAACCCAGTTTTCGCCGGTAGCACCCACGGTGTAGTGGCCCCCTTTCAAGCAAGCAGCAAAATCATGTTCTCGCTCCGCAGATTTGCGGGCGTTGTTAAGCGCTGCAAGCAGCAGATCGACTTGATCCGCACCTGAGCCTTTGACAAACACAGACGTTTCCTTGTGAAGATACGCTGCGATCAATGTTTTAAGCTGTCCGACTTTCATAAGGGGCCACTACGTGGATGTTAGTTACATGCGATTAGCGCCGCCCTTGCCGTAGGATTTCTTTCCAGGAGCAAAGGATTTGCCAGTTTCGCTGCTGCTCTGCGTCCCTTTTGCCTCGCGAGCGTGTGGGTCGAGCATCTTGGTGTCTTTGACGTCCACCGCGCGGGGTGAATCACTTTCGTAGCCTTTTGTTGGGAGTGCCATAATGGTGTGTTTTGAGTTTACAAGCCTTCGACGACCAGTCTGAAAGTTCCTGTCACGTCAGCCGGGTCGTCACGGCTTGCGTCAGTGGCTTGCGCCGGGTTGTAGAAGAACAGCTTCGAGCCGTCATAACTTGGGCAGGTGTGAAGCGCAAGCGCGTCATCACTTTTCTGAGCCATGCCGGAACGAAGGAGCTTCTTAAAGCCGAGTTGATCCGCAGCGATGTAGTTCGTTGCTCCGCCTTGCGACGAAAGAACGATTGTAAGCTGAAGGATTTTCAACTGCGGCGATGTGGTTGGGGATAAAAACCCCTTAGTCACAGTCAGCGTTGATGCCGATTTAACGAATGCAGCCATATTAATACGTCAGGGAAGTGACGCCCTCCACGTAGAGATGGTTTTCGGGGAACTTGCACTCAAGCCCACCTTCACCCAGCCACTCATCGCGGCGGCAATCTTCGTCAGGAAGCTGACGATTTGCCAGAAGGGTAAGTTCACGGTCGCAGAGATCGCGCCAAGCAAGGCAAGGAACGTCCACAACGAACGCGCTTTGGTTGTGCTGGGAACGATTCCACATCGGGTGGGTTTTGAGCACCAATTCACCCCAAGGAGAGGTCCAGCGAGTGATCGCCATACCGTAGGAGTCTTCTTTGGTTTGCAGGTTGCGAGTCGTGATCGACATCGCCTTGCAATACTTCTGGAAGATGCTCATGAAGCCGTTGCCGCACTGCATCAGTTTCTCACTTGCGCCTGGGAGTTGGTCCATGAACGCGCGCTCCATGATGATTTCAAACTGCTCGATTGTCATCGAACCGTTAATCTTGATGATGCGCTTATCGTTGTTGGTTTCCCAGTTAACTGCCGTGAGGTCGATGCCGTTCGGGCGGTAGTCAAAAGCACCACCGTTGCCAGTGTTGCCTTTTTCCCACTGTTCCAGGAACCACAGCAAGCCACCAGTGAAGCGACGAGGAACCGTCCTGCCGCGCTGGTTAGTCACAGTGTCAACCTTGCGAACGCCAAAATACAGCGCGCCTTCCATAGCTTCACAGATACGGAACATGTTTTGACGAGCCATCGTTTTGTAATGGCCAGTCTCATCCCATTCCATACCAGCTTTGAGCGCCGTGCCGGTGCTGTCGAAGGCTTCGCGGAAGATCTGCGTGTAGTTCTCAGGCTCAATCGGAAGCTCAAGACCACCAGAGCGAGAAGTGTCGCCTTCGGGGGCAGCCTTGCCGATGAGGACAACGTCGATGCTGTTAGCGTCGGTGTCATTGCTGACGCTTGCGACGGAAACGAGGGCCATGACTTTCAGTCGAGTGGTGGAACCACTTACGACTTCGGTGACAATACCCTTGAGTTCAAGGTAAGCGCTTGCAGCGGCGTTTGGCACGCGGCGAAGCCAGATCACATCGTCCACACGGAAACGCGTGTTGGAGGTGACATAGAGGTTGTAAACCGTATCCGCCGTCCAGGTGAACCCAGCAGCAGCTTCCGACGCGGTGTTTCCAGCATTAGCAAACGGACCATCACCACCAGCAGCAATTGCGCCAGAAGTGATTGTCGTGCTTGCGACGGGCTGTTGACGGCCTTCATACCAGTCGAACTTAGGCTTGTCGGTTTCGTTTTTGTCCATCAAGGACAACAGATAGAGAAGAGGCGTATTGCCCCATGGGTATTTCCAGAAGATTTTGCGAATCGCCCGAGCGGAGTAGCTAGACTCCAAATCGGCCGAACTGATTTGATTGAAGAGTGACATTTAGTTTTGTTTGTTGCTGACGTTATTAAAGGTCAAAGCTAGCCGCGCCATACTTCTGCACTGGACCTGGATTACCTTGTCCCTGCTTAGAAGTTCTGAACGAGCCAGCTTGACGTGTGTGACCTGGCGCTTGTTGTTGCTTCAACGCGAACTCAGGCAGAATCTTACGAATCACCTTCTTTGCACGTTGAGCCACGGTTTTGTAAACTTGTTCCGGCTGAAGCCCTTTAGCGCTGAATCCCTCAGCTGAAAGCTCCGCCATTGCCTGACTGACTGCCGCGCTGTATTTCTTCAACGCGGGATAAGCCCTAGTCAGGTTATTTTGAAAGGCCACAGTCCTCTGCTGCCTCTGCTGCTCGGCAAATTGCTGCTGCATTTCAAGCAGAGGGGCAAGTTGATGCTGAAGCAGGTGCTGCGTGGTCGTCATCGCATAGCGATAAGACTCGTCTTGCAGCTTTTGCATCACAACTGCCGCTTGGTCAGCTGTAATTTCCGGGTTTCTTAGCTGAGCAATCAACTCCGCGGTCACCGTTGGGCGGCCAAGGCGCTGTTGAATTTCAGCTTCCGTGAGTGGTTGTTGCCCCTTTTGCGATCCCTGCTGCATAGAGCGAGCAGTGACTTCCGCAATTTGACGCACAAGGGTGTCTGGGTCAAGCTGAAAACTCTGACGCGGCTGTTGCTTAGGCACACCACCCGCAGGCGTTGGCTCCAAGTCATCATCATCACCATCGTCATCATCCTCATTTGAAAACGGCTCATCGTCGTCCTCGTTGGCAGCGCTGTCACCAGCATCACCGTCACTGCTCGTGGCAGCTGCGCCCGCACCCGATTGGGTGAAGCTCGCAAATTCGTCCTCTTCTTCATTGAAGCCGAGGCGATTCATCAAAGACCAGTTAATCTTCATGGTTTGTGTTTGTTTTGTCTTGTGTTTCTTCGAGCTTAAGTTGCTCGAAACGTTCTTTCGCGTCTAGCTTTTCATTGTCCAGCCACGAAAGTAAAACTTCATATTCCTCCGCCACGCCAAAGGTGCGCTCTCTTGCAAGAACCCCTTCCATAGTCGTGGGAGTTACGAACACGCATTTCATAATCGCGTCGTGTTGGCTTTTGATATAAGCCATCAGCTCTCCGTAAATGGGGTTTACCGACAAGTCTTCGAGTAGGGTCAACCGACGAGCGAAGTCTTTGCTGTTTGGAGGGTCGATGGGAGCTTCGTCGGTCATGGGAGCGCGGGTGGGAGGCTAGGGTCGACGGGAGGCGTTGGGAGCCCAGGAGGTGGCATACCGGGCGGCTGCTTTACTTTGAAGCGGGAGAGGTTTTTAACGCCACGAAGCGCGTAAATCTCGTTAAGCATGGCGGGAAGGTCGAGTTGCATACTGGCGGCGACTTCCGGGTTAGAAACAAGACCGAGGAAGAGCTCCTGGAGGGATTGAGCGACATAATTACGCTCGGATTCGATAGTCGCGTCGTAGGTGAAGAAGTCCTCGGAAGAGTAGAGTTCGTAAGGATTTGAAGGGTGGAAGAGGCCGTAGAACTGCTCGGCTTTCTCCGGGCCGACAATCTTGGAAAATGTCGTGAAAGACATGTCTTGACGGCAGGAAAGGAGAAGTTTACGACCAACGGAGGCGAGACCGCCATACCAGCAGGAGGCTCCGATAAGCTTCATTCGTGCAGAAGCGCCTGCGTTTGCTGTGCGGTTCTCAGTTGCAGAGCGACGACCAGGGGCGAAGGCTCCCATGGAGTTTTCATTGACTCCGGAGACCATGTAGAGGATGCGAATGAGGGCCTCGGAGTCTTGGAAATGGGAGGCGGTCGGGTCAGTTGTGCGGAGTTGCTCGATGAAGCGTGAAGTGCCCATGCGAGGGGCGCTTTTCTTTAGAAGAATAAATGGGCTGTTGGTGTTCAGGGTGGACATGTCCACGTGCTGCTGGTCAACAACAAGGCGACCGTCAATGTTACGGCGGACAGAAGCGACACGGGCATTGATAAGCCAGGTAATGACCTCTTGGATTGGGTCGATTAACTTGGAGAGGGAGTCAGAAAGATCAGCGTGCTGGTCTGGAAGGAGCTGGAGGATGTCGTATTGAAACTCATTTGCGGGAGAGTTAAGCGGCTGGAGACCGATAATGCGACTATCATTAGCGTAAGTGATGACCCAAATCTCTTCGTCTTCGGATTCCCCAAGCCCATGTTCGGAAGGAATGAGGCGGTATTGGACAGACGTGCGAGCAACCATGCGATCGCCCTTTGGTTGCTTGCCGGTGAAGTTGGCAGGCTCAACACCTTCGAGACGGTTTTCGGCTTTACCGCCACGCGCGGTCCAGAGTTCGTTGTCAAACTCTTTGATGTGCTCTGTGCCCGCGAGAAAGCCTTGTTTCTCAAGACGCTTGAGATCTTTTAGGTTTACCGACTGCTCGTCTGCGGCGAAACGCCCTTCTTTCCAGCGAGTAATTGGAACGCGAGTGTCATAGAAGAAGTGATAGGGCGAGATGTTTTCAATCTTACAGCCTTCCTTGAGGATGATTTCTTCCTCCACAGACTCTTCTTCTTGAGGAATAGTGAGGTCGTTAGGATCAAAGATAAAAGAGATGTCTTGTTCAGCGGTCTTATTCTCGACGAAGATAGATTCGTATTCCCAGCTGGTCTTTAGAACGCCCAGGGAAAAGCGAACCATATCAAGAAGCGCTTCAACCAACCGCATGTGGTAGCCGGTTTGGCGCACTTCACGGTCGATAATAGCTTGGGCAGTCTCACGGAGTTCGAAGTCTTCATTTCCGGTTGCAGAAAGCTCAAAGACACTGTCTTTTGAGGTGAGGGAGATGAAGAGAAAGGTAACAAGCGTGTTGCATTGCGCATAAGTCAAGGGAACTACCATCTTGGCGGGTTCTCCCTTTTGCTTCGCACGAGCATCTGAGGCGTCTAGGCCCTTTTTGCGCTTGTATGTCGCCAAGGCTTTGTCCCACTGCGTGAAATGACTCGCGATGAAAGTGCGTGAATTATTCACCACACCAACAACCTCTTCAAGAAGTTCTTGGATGTTGTCTGGATGCTCTTCTTGTTCGAGCATTTCAACGATTTCAGGTGTCATTGGGAGAAGGAGTTTAAGTCGCCGTCGGAAAAGGGAGTAAGGTCGAGTTCTTTATCAGAGGCTTTTGAGAAGGTCTCATTAAGCGGTTCGCTGTTAGGGCTAACCCATTCTAACCCGTGGGAGACCGCCCGGTAGAAACATTCCATCATGTGGTCGTCTTTATCAACTGGTTTTTCCTTTTCTTTTTGCCAGGTGTAAAGGAAGAACTCCCGGATTGTTTCGGTGCAGGAAGAGCAAAAGCGAATAAGCCCGAGTTCGACTCTGCGGTCGGAAATAGTATAGGTCCTTGTAGCCTCAAGAGCCTGGCGGGCTTTAATAATTCCTGCCTTAAGCTCTTTTGTCGCACGCTGAACGTTAATGCCATAAGTGTAGAAAATATCTGCCAAGCAGCCACCGTCCACAGGGTTGGTGTTAAACGCTCTTGGTTCAATAATGCACAAATACGGTTCGCGGCCATCTAGGATTTCCAGAATAGCCTCACAGAAGGTGTTGATATAGCAATCGGCGAAGATTTCCTGCCAGCAAAAGACCTCTCCTGTCGGCGCGGTAGCCCAAAACTGCGCGGTTTGTTCTGTCTTTTCGTGAACATCGATAACAACGCGGATAGTGTAATCTCTTGGTGGGTCGTCGAAATCTTTCCATCCTAGTGGAAGCTCGTCATACACATGACGTTCCATTGCAAAGTTATGATAAACTAGTCCAGTCGAAGCCTTTGGGATACCAAAAATTCGAGCCTGGCGATCTTTCGCATTCAGACTGTTCGCGTAAACGTCAACGTTCTCTTTATCTAGCGTTGTGTTGTCATACGTCGACCCTGTCATCACCCACCTCTCGGGGAATTTATCGTGCGTCTCGCCAAGCTCGAAGCTCTTACGCATCTTACTCGGCGGGAGAAAATACTCATTGATCCACTGCTCCGTAATCGGTGTGCAAGTAAACCACGCGCTACCACCGGTGTCAATCAGCCCACGACCCGCGGCCTCCCACATCTCCTTCGGAATCGGTTCATCAACATGAATCCAGTCCCATTGGGAAGACTCCTGACTCATGGGATTATGCTTGAAGGAGGCAACAGTGTCGATGTAAATCAAACTCACTCCGCCCCAGATACTCTTCACAGGAACGCAATCAATTTCACCGCTTTGGTTCTTCTTCGGTGTCAACAAGCGATCCACAGGAATCCACTGCATCAACTTCCCCTTCTGCCCCTCTTCCATGCAGGTGAAGATTTCCCGCGCTTTGTCCCAGTCGGCGACAAGAATCAACCCCTTCGTTGGGCGCTTAGGAATCCCCTTGAACCTGTCTGGATCATTCTTATCCATCCAAGGGCGTTCGCCGATAGCAAAAGCCACATCTTCCGCACTACCGCATGTCGACTTTCCAAAGCGGTTTCCCGTCCGAAGATACCGACGCTTCTTATCCCCATGACGATGGAAAATATCCTGCTTCTCATGGGGTTTGTACGAAAACAAAGCATAGTCACGCTGAAGCCTTTCTAGCTTCCTTAGCGCTTCCAGCTCTGCTGCGTGACGTGGGTCAAACATATTTACCGAGGTTAAAGAAGAATCGGGTCTGGAAGTGCGGGGGCGAGGGCTTCGTAGGTGGCGAGGTAGTAAAGGCCGTTGTCTTCGGAGTATTTAGCGTCGAAGATGTGATCTTGCCATTCTGACATAGGGAGCGTGGCTGGGTAGACTTGACCGGCACTGGAGCGTTCGAGAGCGTTGGGAGTGCCAAAGTCTGGAATCAGTTTACCGCCTTTGAGAAGCTCGGGAATGCGAATGAGCGGGTGGATGCAATCGAGAGAGCGTTGCATCCCGCGATGGTGATACTGGACTACGTCAGTAATTGGGGTTTCTACAACTACATCGGTGAAGGGCGTGTTAGATTGGTAGTGACGAATTATGACTTCCGTGCTAATGCGTTGCGCTGGAATGTAAGCAAGGCGATCTTCGGCTACTTCGCGAGAGCGAGTTAGGTCAAAATTATAAACGGAGGTTTCGCTAAGAACGTAGTCGTAATTGTCTTTCTCGAAATTAATCGAACCTGTAACGCCGTAGAGAGTTAGAATGACGGCAGGCCACGGGTAATCTTGCCATTTTGTCTCTTCCAGGAACGGAGTGGCTTCTACGAGAGAGGAGATTGGCTTGGGCTTGGCGAAATAAAAAGAGAGAGTGCCGTCAGAGCCAGCGGCGTCACCAAGGACCGGCCGGGTGAGAGTGTAGGAATCATAACCTTGAGCGACAGCGTCGGTTGTGTCGGTGGGGGTTAGTGCGGCGAGGAACTCGGTGAGTGTCATGCCGGTAGTTACTACAGTGGAGCTGGTGAATAGCCGCTGCGGAACAAAGAGCTGAACTACCCACTCGCCTACATCGAGCGTTGGCACTAGCGCGATGTAGGGTTTCTTAGGCTCGCGAGGAGGAGTCATGAGGTTAGATGGAATAGTGAGCGAACCATTCAGGCGTGGCGGGAATGTGGGAGACTTGCCCGCCAGTGGAGATTAAAATGCGTATGCCATGAGGCTCTCCGTTGTGGCGTTTAAGTGGAGTAGCAGCACAAGTGTCATCTTTTACATCGTAAGCGGGTGTAAGTAGTGTTTTCCCGTTGGAGCCACCGGACATTAGCTCGACCGTTCCGCTGGTTAACAAGGCCGGAATCTGGAGCTGTGCGGGGCCAGAGAGGAGCGAGGTGACTGTGTTTGTAACGCCGGCTCCGTTGTTTGTGGAAGTGCTATAAGTCGACGTGGGAATCGTCATCGACGAATTACGGATTTCGTTCCGCCAGACGCCAAGTGGGAAACTCTCTTCGAGAATGCAAAAGGGGTGGTACCCAAAGGCTGTGGCAAGGAGACCGCTGGCGGTGGCACTAGCGGCGGCGTTTGCGTTGCTCGTGCTCCATACACCGGTTGTGCGGTTAAAAATACTAGCCGCAAGTAAGAGTTGAGTGCTAGAGAGCACCGCTGCGACAAAAGCGCCAATCGGAACGTTCGGGCAAGAGATTGGCATTCCAGCGTAAACGCCGGTAGTGCTGGCGACAACGATAGTTGAACTGGCGTTAGTAGTTTCGACTCCGGTAAGCGCCTTTGGATCTAGCACGCCAGGGATGGTGGTAACTAGACGATTGTTTTTGAAGATTTTGAAGGAGGCCATAAAAGTTAGATGGTAAAGCGAATGCGAGAGCGGATTAGGTCGATGTGACGAGTGGGTGTGCAGACCATTCCGCCTGTGCGGGAGCCTTTGGCGTTGGAGTTCCCGTCGACAGTTTGGAGAAGGCCGTTTTTGTCTGGCGGCCCAAGGGCGATGGAGATGTGGGAGAAGGACCAGATGACGAGGTCGCCGCGTTGGATGTCTTTGCCGCAGGGTTTGCGGGTTTGGGTGGTGGAGTCCTGGGCGAGAGACCAGCGTTCGAAGTCGAAAGCGCCTGCGGTCTGCGGGCGTTTGAAGCCGGAGGTTTCTTTGATACCTTGAGCCTTCATCGCCTCGCGGATTGTCCAGCAAACAAAAGCAGCGCACCACGCGCCCCAATCTTTCTCTTCAAGCCAGGTTGCGCGTTGGTATTGATCCACGCGAGGACCACGGTTGGATGAGCCAACTTCTTTGGTGCCGACTTCAGCGAGGGCGGTGGTGACGAGTTGTTCTGTGAAGGCGCTCATTTGTGGAAGATGACTAATGGGATGAAGATAGCAAGAAAAAAGTGCAAACGCTAACCAGGCGAGCACGTAGGGCATGTTACTTAGTAGGAACGGGCGGTGGAACTGGTGCGTTCTGGGAAGCCAAGGAGAAGAGAACGACGCGTTCGGCGAGGTCAATGGCTTGCGTGGTTTGCTCGGGTGTGGAACAAGAAGTGATAAAAATGGCTGTGAGGAAGAGGGCGATTGTTTTCATGGTGGTGGCGTGAGGTATGACGGGGTTACTGGTGGAAGCCAGTTTGATGGACGGCGGGAAATGTCAAGTGTCCGCAGATTTCACCGATTCCAATCCGATTTTCTGAAGCCTGAAAAAAATCTGGCTCCAATCGGTGAAATCTGCGGACTCACTCTGTGGCCGGACCACGTTTGCGGCCCGATCCAAGAGGTCGGTGCGGCTCGTGGGGAAAAGCACCGTCCATCACGCGCTGCACGGCGGGTTGGACGAGGTTGTCCATGCTGGCGTCCCATCGCTCCAATGCGGCAGCCACGGCGTTCAATGCGGCGGTGTTGGCGGTCTGGCTGGCAAGAAAGCTCCCGGCGATCCAGCGCGCCATCATCAAAATGGCGAGCGCGAAAATGATGGCCGTGCAAAGGTAAATGTCACGCTCCTGCCATCCGGTCACCTGGTCCGGCGTGGGGATCTGCGCCAGCAGACCGCCGACAAACTGCCACGCCGCCACCGCCAGACTGGCGAGGCTCCCCGCCACCGCTATCGCGACATTCACAGGCACTTCGAAGTGGGCGGGATCGAGGGGGAGTTTCATGGCTTAGGGTGTGGTAGTCAATTGATACCCGCCGCCAAGCTGCTGCATGGCGGCGTTGATGGGTGCGATGTAAGCCGCCAACAGCGTGCCGCGCCCGCCACCGCCTTGGGAAAGCATCATGAGCAGCACCGGCTTACCATTCTCCACCAAACAGACAGGGCTGCCAGAATCACCCGAAATAATGGTCTTGTAGCGTGGCAGTCTGTCTGCGGCGAGGGGCGGCTGCAACCAAACAGTTTGCGCCGCAAAGGTTGCCGGTGACACCTGCTGAACATCCGCTTCATGCAGTTGGTTGAACTGATCGCGAATGATCACTGGCACCCGGTAGCCCTCCCAATCGCGACTGGTAGCGGAGCAGATTTTCACAAATGAAATGCTACTCGGAACATCCGAGTCAATCACCCCCACGGTGATGTCAGGAAGTAAATAAGCCGTATCAGGAAGACTGACAACCGCCTCAAGTGTCCGGCTGATTGTCTGGTTGTCAGGAGTAACCCATTGCAATGTAACGCCCACGGCTGGGTGATAGTGCGTGACAAAAAGCACATGACGGGGCGAAACGAGAACTCCGGCCTGGGCCGTCGTGCAAAACGCCGTCAGGTCAATGCCCGCTCCCCAGCATTGGGGATTTCGCTGGCCGTTGGCGAACATGTCCAGATTTGATCCAGTTAAAGCGGCGGCGCTATTGATCCAAGCGGCAAACTGCTGATTTGTCTCGGTGCGAGTGCGCAGAAACCCACGCGGAGAATTGTAGGGCATGGCGTTATACCATGTTTGTAAGTCTGATGAAATCTCTACCACGATGCGCGTTCCCGGTGCTGGTGGTAGCAACGATTCCGCGCAAGCGGTGCCGAGTAAGCAACAGGCTAGAAGAAATAATTTCATGAAATACTGAAGTATGCTTTTTGCGCCGTTATGAAGTCTGACCAACCAGCAAGTCCGGTTGGGTCGCCATCAAAAATAATGACCTCTGATAAAGTGTTTCCGGCATTGGCAGTCCAATTAGTGGTCGTGACGGATAGGGCACCAATTCGCCCGCCGCTCAAATCCAGCAAAGTGTTGTCCGCATCGCCAGTGACATCCAGAGCACCATCAACATAAATCTTTGACGATGTATCGTTGCTGAGAAAGCCAAGTGTGTGTTTTCCGGTGGCAACATTGCTTCCCGCAAGAGTCACCCCCCAATTTTGCTGTAAAGCCGCAGTAGATATTCTAGCAAAGCGGGTAGTGGCGCTAGCCGAGGTTCCAAACAGAACGCGATTGCCGTTTATTGTGCCTATATTTACAACAAACAGAAAGAACGAGGGCTGAGTAATGGTTCCCAGGTTAAGATTAAACCATTTATTTGCTGCCGCCGCTCCGCCCATCGCCCCCTTGGCTTCTGTTGCAACGCTGAACTCCATCTGGTTCGCGTCTGTTGTCTGGGTGGCGTTGACAATGCCAGATTGGTCATACGCGGTGTGCCATAGCGCCTGAGTGCCACCACTGGCAGCCGCTAAAGCCGCCGCAGCCGCAAGATCAAGTGACCCATCGGTTAAAAAAGAGATGTCCTCCAGTGCGCCAGCGCCGTTGCCTCGCAGTTTGCAGGCTGCCCCTGAGTAGCTGGATAGCAGACGCCGCACAGACGAAGCATGCCGCAGAACTGCCCCTTGTGCGATAAGTGCATCCAGCGGCCCCACAAATGGGGCAGCAGAGCGCGGCGGATTCGCTAAGATGCAGCGGCGCGTCTGGTGAATATTAGGCATAGCGGGTTAGTCTTGCAGAATGCCAAGGCTGATTTGCAAATCTCCCGTAGCCCAGGCAGGCGTAGAACCGCGAGCGACCAGGGCGAAGTAGAGAGCCTGTGCGGTGGGTTTGACCACAAGGCCAAGTGTGTGATCACAAAAGAGCTTGCCGTTGGAGTTGGAATACCACTTGGCGGAGTCGAGTTCAATCACCCCAAGGCACTTTAACTGATCAGCATCGCTAATCGCCCACGCGGCGTTGTCAAGCGGCGCGGTGAAAGTCTCGCTAAAGAGCCAAAGTTCGAGACCGACGGCGGCGGTTGTGAGTTTGTCGCTGATTGTCAGCGATTTGATTATACTCGTGAATCCATCTCTCCGAGCAACGCGGGTAAAGAACTCCGGTTCGATGCTCTTACCGGCATAATCACCAGTTGTCACACCGCCGCCAACACTAAAAGTTGGCGTAACTTTAATCACATCCGAGACGCCCACGGAGCGCTCGGTAACTGAATCTTGAACTGAAGGTAGGGCCATAAGGGTTATTTTGTTAGGTTAAACCAAGTTGTTTTCTCACGCGGGCGATTTCCTCTTTAGGATCTTCTACAATTTTCCCACCGGAGAGTTGAATATGCTGCGGCGCTTTCCCACGATGCTGGTCGATGACATACATCGCCGCCTTCGCACGTGTTGCCTCATTTGCGCCACGTTTGATAAGGTCTCGCAGGCAAACCAGCGCCTCAACGCAGGTACTTTCCAGCGCTTTGTCCAGGCTGGTGATCTCCCGGGTCGCAAGAAGGGTGTTAACTTCCGTGGTGAACTCTTCACTCCGAAGAAGTTCATCTAAAACGGCGTCACTCAGCTCAAGGACCTCTGCAATCTCGTGTGGAAGCACACCGCGGGACCACAACACCGCCGCGCGTTTGAGGTCAATCTTACTATCCAGCACTTTCACGTCCCCGTCCCTTACTTCGGGCTTATATCCACCAAGCAAATGAGCCAAATCCAAGTCCACGCTGTTCCCTTCAAGGTGGGTAAAACCCCTTGACCCATTTTGCCCTTGCGGGGTCGTGAGTGGTAGGACGGTGAAGGACATTTAGAGGGAAGGTTCTTCGAGTTGTGTGCCGGAGGGGATGGACTTAGGGGAAGGAGAGCCCATTGTGACGAACGTGGGAGAGCTGACCGCTGGCGCGGTGGTTTCTTCAAGCGGCGTGGGAACGGTGTTCCTGACGTGCTTGATGGAAACTGGCCCCGTGGCGGGTGTAGGATTCTCTCTCATGGCGGGAAGCGTAGCGCCGTCGCGGCACCTTCGCAAGGGAAATTTTGGGATTTTGATGGCACGGGGAAGCAGGTTTGTGGGAACAGAGTTTTGGAGAAAGGGAATGGTTTGTGTCACGCGCGGGGGTGGGATATAAATAGTTCCACAGACCCCGGCTGGGCAAAGTGCTTGGGGTTTTGGTATAGGGTGACGGTGGCGGCGCGTTTGCCCCATCGCCATAGTTCCTTCCCCGCCTTTGCTCTATGCAACTAGACCCTTCTAAAACCAAAGACCGCCTACTGTTGTGCCGCCTTAGTGACGAATGTCGCTATTGGTATGACAGGTGCGAAGAAGCCGCTATTCGCGCGGATAGGTATGAGACGCGGCGGCATGACATCCCGGCAATCTGGATCAGTTTGATGCCAGCGCGAGCGGAGCAACTAGCGGCTAGAGCAAACTACCGCTTTCAAAAGTTGATTACGATCTATTATGCCCGCTATACGCAAGCGGCACTCAAATTTCTGGCGGAAAACGCCAGCACATCGGCAGAAACCTGAAAAGAAATAGAAAGCATAGCAATATGAAGACGAACGAAAACAAAGCAGAAATCGGCAACCTTGATTCCAGCCTTTCCATCCGCGCAGTTAGCGGCGGGGAGCGCGGGAATAAAGAAGCCGGGAAGAAGTATGACTACACGGTCACGAAGGCTGTGTTCTTGAAATTGATCGAAGAAGTCTTCGACAAGGAAGCAGAGCGTAGCAATCCTGAAAATGCGAAAAGCGGCGGGGCAATCTCGCAATTCCTGCATTCCTACGGCGCTACCGCAGACAAGATGGAAAAGTCGGGGATTGATCCGTTTCCGGCGGAAAAGCAGGAATTCGGATTTGATAACCTTGAGAACTGGCTGGAAGTGATGGAGTTCAAAGCTCCCCGAACGGGCGGCAATCGCAAGAGCGCAAAGGACATCCAGATGGAAGCCGCGCTTGCGACGTTGGCACTTCCGGGCATTACATGGGCGATGATCGGGCCTGCCTACAAAGGCATCACCGAGGCCGACTTGGAAGCCTACCAAGCCAAGCTCGCCGTGAAGGAAAGCGAAGAAGCCTAATCAGACGCGGCGGCTAGGTTGAGCAATTGGCCTAGCCGCCAAGTCTGGGTAGAACCAGAAACAAAACTGAACAGTATTATGGAAATCACAAACACATTCGTCAATGTCACATTCGCACCCGGGCTGTCTGCGGAGGTTCGGCTCCAGCGCGCAGAGGTTGGTTACAATCTCGTCTTGAACCATAAAACCCAGCGAGCGGACTACATCACCTATATGAAGGAAAACATTAAATTCCTTGAGGAATTGGTTCACATGACGGTGAATATCCTTGAGATTGAGTAGCCAGACACGGCGGGGAGGTTGGGATTCGTTCCTAGCCTCCCCGCAAGTTTGTCTATCCTCCTAGACCTTGAAATTTTGCGCATTCCCTCCTTCCTTTCCATCCCCGCCAAAGAAACCCCTTCCCTAAACAGAACTCTTCGTATCGGAATGGGGACCCCAGGGGGGGGTCGATTTGTCTAAATTTATTATCTATTTAATACCCCCTCCCCCTACCGAATTACGCTCCCCCAAAATTCCCTTGCGCAAAAGCCCTTTCCCTCCTATACTTCCCCATGCCCCTCATCCCCACCTCCCCGAAAGCGCCCTTCACCTCCTTTTCCCAAGAAGCCCGCTTTCTCTCCAAAATCCTCCCGCCTAACGCCTCCGGATGTTCCTTATGGGCAGGGCAGGTTAGCGACAACGCGGGGCTTTTCTCCATGTCCGGCAAAGACTGCCGCGCGCATCGTGTCGCCTATGCCCTTTTCCACGGCCCTATTCCTCCCAGCTTCCAAGTAAGGCAAACATGCAATAACAAGCTCTGCCTTTCCCCTTCCCACCTCGTCCTTGTAGATCCAGAAACCCTCAAGAAATCTCCCAAAAAAGTCTTCGCCAAGTCCGGCAGCGGGCACCATTCTTCAAAGCTAACAGACGAAGACATTCTCTCCATCCGAGAGCGCGCACAAACCGAACGGCAAGTTGACCTCGCAATGCTCTTCAACGTCTCGCAAGCAACCATCTGTAATATCGTCAACCACCGCACATGGCGCAACATCACCCCGCCAGCTGGACAAGAACCGCAGCAACTTCCATGAATTTCGAGCGGAAAACGCTCCCTCAAGACAAAGCAAACACCACACACACACATAGCAATATGGCCACCATCCGTCAAACCGCCTCAAACACATTCGAGATTGAACCTAGCGCCGACTTCCGCGCAAAGGGCTGGACTCCTGCCGTGATCCACGCAACGTCAAAGGAACAAGCCATCAAGCACTACAAAACAACCCATCGGCCACGTTAAACCCTCAGCGCCAGCAAGAGTTTGCTTCTTGCTGGCGCTACTTTTTCCACTCGGTAAAACCCCTTTCCCCACACGCTTATGACACGCTCAGATAAACAACTCTATCTTTCAGTTCTTAAAGCCCTGGCATACACAGTGGCGAGACTCTTCATCATCGCAGTCTCGCTTGGGTTGTTGGGATTTGTCTTTTTCTCACTCCTTGGAATGGAGGAACCAAAGTGAACACACAACCCAAAGCGACTCTGGAAACCCTCCTCACCGTGCTGGAAAACAAGCGCCTTCAACACGAGGAAGCAAAGCGCCAAGCCCGCAAGGACAAGGAAGACAAGAAACTCTCCCGCCTTCGTCCTTGGTGGCTCGATGTGGCAGGGTAAACCCGACTCACACCATGAATACTATATACCGCATTCAAGATGCCGATGGCCGTGGCCCGTATTGTGGCAAATGCAATACTCTAGGCATATTCGCGGACGAACAGCGTCACCCAGGTCCGCAAAGGGATTCAAAGCTCTGCGAAACCGCCAAACACCTCTTTCATAAAGACAGTCATAGCACTCGGTTAGTCGCGCCAGAGTTCATCTTCGGCTATTCCTCCCTTGACCAGCTCCGCGCATGGTTCTACAAAGATGAGCCACTTTACTTTCTTCACGAGAACAACTATTCTCTCTTCCACCTCGAAGGTGAGTGCTACCATGGTAATTCCCAGGCGATTATCAACAAAACCACAATGAGAGTCCTTTCCAAGACATCCCTTCTAACACTTTTAGGCGCAACCACGCTTAACGCAAAGAAACAAACACAAACACACGCATAGCAATATGAACATCCTCCCCTCCCTCCGCTCCCACGCTCAAAACCGCTTCCTCCGCCGCATCAACAACCGCGAAGGGGTTTCCGACTCCCTAATCGGCCCTCGCGGTTCTCCCATCCCTGGCGCCCTCACTCCCACCGAGATTGCACACAAAGCCCGTCGCAAGGCGCGGCGTATTGAAATCCTCAAAGCCAGAAACCCAGACTTCATCACAAGCAATCAAGCAAAGCTTCTCGGCTGGGACTAACGCACTAACAGACGCTGGCTCTCTATAAACCAGCAACCTCTGTCAAATCCTTTTACCCACAACTATGAAATTAATCTTAGACTCCACCGGCGAAGAAATTAAAGAAAACCAAGAAGTCACCACTTTTCGTGATTTGAAGGCCATCGTCACAGGCTGGCAGGAACCACATCATAACGGGTCGACAGGCCGCGTGTATCTTGACGTTACTGATGAGGAGGGCGCGGTTTATTCCGGAGCTTACTTTCCAGCAGTTTGCGGAGCGCGGTTTATCAAATCTTAAATCCCGCCACAATGTTCACTCAATTCATTGAAATCCTTTTCTTCCTTGTCCTCTTCGTCGGGCTGTTCTGCTTGATTTCGAAGAAGATTATGAAAGATTAACCCGCACGCACTATTATGTCTCCACTCGTTTCCATCCGCATTCAAATCGCAGAAGTCCGTGATTATATCAAAACCCTCACGGTCGACACCTTCCCTTATCGCATTGCCGTCGCGCAGTTGCAATCCCTGCAAAAGCGGCATTCCAAAATCTCTTCCTCAATCCCACCCACGCAGCCACGCCAGCCAGCTCCCATCGCAGTCCCTATCAAATGCGGCATCCGCGCTATCTCAAACGCCCCGAAGCAGGAGAAAGCCGACCCTTGGGTTTGGGATTCTCTCACGGAGAGGCAAACGAAAATCCTCGAAGCCACGCAGAACACCATCCGCAAGGAGTTCTTTACTTCCGTTGAACCCCACGTTCTCAAGCTTATTATCAAAACAGGCGGTTTGAAGAAAAGCATGGAGACTCTCGGCT